CCAGAATCTAATGGGTCAGTAGCATTAAGCATTAATACTTTGTTGCTTGTATCACTGACAGCGGTTGCATTGACATACCACTGAGTTGCTGATCCTCTAACTTTGTTTATCACTAGTTCCGGTGCTTGGCTAAGTCCATGACCTACTGTTGCGCCAGCCGTTTCATTTCCGGTGTAGGTAAGAACACTAAAACCAGCCGTAGGATTAGCACTTACTGAACTGGTGATAGAGCCGTCAGTGTTAGAGACTGCTGTGCCTCCTGCTTTCCAGTTCCAAGATACATTAGCGACCCCATTATCGTTTATAGTTACTGTATTACCTATTGTGAATCCATCTGATTGCCAAGATGCCAGTCCATTTGCAAATGAACCGCCACCATCATTTTCTGCGGCAGTTGTATTAGATACGAGGTAATTAGTAGCACCACGAACAACATCATAAAGTTGATGACTGTACGCAGTCCCGCCACCACGTTTTTTCAACCAAGTGAAATCAGGTTGAAACCCAACTCCTGTTATTGCGTGGCCGGCGGCACCATTACCAGTATAAGCCACCGTATTAAAATGATCTGTAGGTAAAGCAATAGCAGGGTCATCAAGGTTGTCAGTGTTTAACGCTTTGTATCCGGTAGGTGGCGTGTAATAGAAGTCTGATCCCGCCGCGCCTGATGTTTTCTCGCCATTAAAACTGGAATCCTGACCAAAGTTGGCTATGTGTGTCACGGCAGAACCGCTTGTGCCATCTACTGCCGCAAGAGGAGTAAATGTTCCTGACACTCCGCTTGAATAAGTGTATTCAAGAGAATTGTTTTTGTATATTTTTAGAGTATTACCATCGAGATCGAGCGCCCATCCAATAATGTCACCTGCTCCATAAGTATTTATAGTTGAAGTAGTGCTGTTGTGCTTGGCGTTCCAACCGTCGTTACCGTAGAGGTAAGCATTGTTATAAACATCGGTGATCGTCTGTGGAGACATTTTTCTTGAAAGTTCCATCAATCCGCAAGAAATATCGTCAGTACCGTTTGCGGTTGTTTGCAAAACTTCCCAATACCATTTACCTGATGACACTGCCATTGTCCCAAGGGCGGCTCCATCATTGCTTGTTGTGCAATCTGCTTGTAAGTTTCCTTCAGAAAGAGTTGTATTTGTTACAAGGTTTAATGGATTCAGTGTGCAAAAGTTATTCGTGGGTGAATCCCCAACAACATCTGTAGCAACCAGATTAGTAGGCGTAAAGTCGTTTGTGTTACCGCTAGAGTCATCGCCTAATGCAGATGAGTCTTGGAACTTTAAGTAGAACGAATTGCCGGGATAAGTTCCTGTGTACTTAATAGGAACCCATTGGTTAGTGTCTTCGTTGGTTTGACCTAGATCGCTTGGAGAGGCGGCGATACCATCTAAAAATATCATTTCGGCTAGGTAGCCGTCGTAAAAAGTGCCGCTATTGTAGTCACCTATTCTGTGTGCAACAGCGCGGTTTATTACTCCATCGTATCCTGATGATGGATTAGTTCTCAATTGCAGATCAGTAACTTCTTCACCATTAACGTATAAACGCATCCTGCTGTTAGCGGTTGCATTTGCGCTGTCGTACACTGCAACCACATGATACCAAGCGGATGGATCACGGTACTTTGCGTTTGTTCTTATTAAGGGCGCTTCACCGGAAAAGTTGTAATCCTCAAAAAGAAGATCATCGGTTGCGGTAAATAGTATTTCGGCAAAATGACTGCTACTGACTTGAGCAGAAAACAATACTTTTGCCGCTCCCATCGCGCCACGTTTGGCCCAGCAAGAAAAAGTCCACAGATCAAGATTACCCGCACTACTTGGAGTTCTACTTAAATAAGCAGAATCACCATCATTAAACCGCAACGACTGGTCAATGTCGTAGCCAGTCGCCTGACCTGATGCGCCAGCAAGTATGTTATTAAAAATGGGCATTAAGAATAATTCAGAGTAGCCACTGCCTGGATGTTAGAAGCGTCGAGAATAACGTAATCAATCCTGTCAACAGCCGCCGCTGTCGTAGTTAGTGTTGGTGCAGTTCCTCCTGCGAAATCCCAATCACTTCCCCAACTGGCTGTCCTTGATCCTGTACCGTCCTGAGTCAGAAAGATAGAACCACACTGACCAGCGGTATCATTAGAAGGATTAGCAAAGGTAATGTTATGTGCCATAGTGCATGAGAAGTTATTAGAGTTAGCCATGTCAATCGTGATCGTCGTAGCTGATGTGAGTGAAGTAACTTCTCCGCGTTGCCCTGCTGTCCAGGTGTTTGCAGTACCGACTGCGGCTTTAGCGTCTATCTGAGTCTGAGCATTAGAACTAAGAGAGTTAATGTACTGGAATTCTGTGCTTGTTACAGAGCCATCAGCAATCTTGGTAGCATCAATAGCCGCGCTTGCATTAACGTCTGCGTCGATAATTGTGGAGTCCAGTATTTTGGAAGTAGTAACAGAATCGTCTGCTATTGCTCCAGATTGGCTTACTAAAAAATTGCTTAACATTTACGGATTCCCCGCCGTGGTTCTGATGGTCAGGACAGATCCAGAGAAGCGATCTCTTGCGTCTGCCTCATGTAATCTTTCAAGTGCTTCCGAGTAATACCTTGCCCAGACCGAAGCTTCTTCCGGGTTTCCAAGAAAAGGTGCAGCCTCCAAAAGACAGGCGTACAGATAAAGGTTTGGCCTGTTGAGGATGATCCAGTTGGTTGTCGCACTACCCGATAAAGGAGTGAATTCCTTGTAGTAGGTAATCTCCAAGGTATCTGCATTATCCGGCGCAGGGCCGAGATGGTAGTTGTCACCAATAATGGTGTAGGTTCTCGGCCTTCCCGTTGCACTCCCCGCCCAGATACGGTCCATCATCTCTGGAGTGATGTACTCCAATGCCGTGATGGGATCTGTGTTTATCTGGAAGTTTCTCCCCTGTAAGTAACCTGTGGGAAGTGCATAGCTGCGAGTCCCGGAGGTGAGCGCCTGTGTCGCAGTGGTTTCCATAGCCCGGATACGAATGTCATCTGCAAATCGCGCCTCTGCCAGTTCTATAAACTCATCCAGCCGGGAAGTCAGATCAGATCTGTCTAACCAGTTGGCAAGAGCCGTCTTGAGGTTGGCGTAGGAATTTATCGCCATTACAGATAGACAAGTCTCATGGTTACATCAGACGAACCTACCCTCTGTGCATGAATGTACGCAGCAGGGTTGGTCACTGACATATTCCGGGGTACGTTGATAAACGTAAGTCCGGAGCCGAGCTTGAGGTCATTTGCGGTGCTTACAGCAGCTACGGATGCGGTGGAGAAGTTAAAGTAAATTTCTCCGTCCGTATGGATGCCAATCAACTTGGCTCCCGATACATCTGTCGCAGAGGCAGCAGCACCTACTGTTACTGCGCTCTGCACATCCCATTTGTTGTATGCACCAGAATCATCGCGTCTATACATAGTTAAAGCCTTACAGGGGTTGTTTTGAAGTAACGAAACTCAGGATCGTTGAGTTTCTTGAAAAGTAATTTGGGGTTTTTGGCAATCTCAGGATCTTCTTTTACCCATTGCTGCCATACAGTCATCGGAATGGAAGCCGCTTTGTGACCGAATCCGTCATAGTTGAGTTTTCCGGGGGTTCGTAGATCGCCGTGATCGTTGTACCGTCGTTTGTTTTCTTCCAGTATCGGTCCAGCATCTTGGTACGTTTCGATAGTGATCGTTCCATCTGGTTCATCTATCCAATCCGTATGTATCTGAGATACACGCTCAAGAGGTTTTCTATCCATTTGTCCAGTACCGTTTCATACCGCCCACTTCACGGGGGCCAGGTTTTGCCCAGAGTTCGCGTTCTTTGCGCTCTTGTTCCGCTTTTTCAAATTCCTTTTCAAGAACCTTGAAGATGTCTTTTGATTTCTTTTTCTTAGCCATAAAAAAAGCCCCCTAGTGGGGGCGCAAAAGAAAAGGGGGCCGAAGCCCCCTCTCCCGTTTTTACTTCCTATTAGGAAGTAGTGAGGTCAGCCAGGAAACCGGAGGCTTTCTGGTTTTTCGACTTCAGACCGTACTCAGCGAGGATATGCTTTTTCTGGCTATCACCCGTTTTTGCAAGATCTTCAGTTTTAAACTCACGCAAGTAGCAGATGCTCCAGTAATCGAAATCCAAGAACCAACAGTCACCCGCCCGCTGGAAGCGGTTAGGTACAACTTTCATGGTTCCGAAATCCGAAACATAGACATCCACAGCCGCGACAACGTGCGCCGGGGCTACCTTATCGGCAGCAGTACGCAGTGACGAAACTGACTGTGTGAGATCGGAGATTGCCTGTTTGTTAAAAGCACCAACCATGATGGTGTCAGGCTCACCACCATTATCGAAACACTCGCGGATAACCGTTTTCATACCGGCTTCCGAGATTGCGCCGGGAGTACCAGCAGCAGTCGCGGTGTTAGTTCCGGTTCCGGCACTTGCAGTACCAGCCGAAGACGTACCGAGCGAGTGAAAGTTGGAAGCCACCCAAGATCCAAGACCAGCAGTGGATCTAGCAGAACCAGAAGAACCAGCAGCTTTGGCGACGTTATCCATCAACATCTTTTCCATATCGCGCTTAAGGGTCTGCGCGGCACGGGCCATGTGGTAAGCCATTTCTGACCGGGATTTCCCGGCAAAATTTACTGATTCTGAAGTTCCGCTGACAGACACAGTTTCTTTCGAAATTTGTGAATAATTCGTCAAGCGGGTGGTTTCTACGATAGCTGCTGCCGTTGAGTCATCACCTTCAGCGTGACGATTCGCGGCGGCGGCTGCGAGGGTATCCAAATGTTACCGTGGGAGTTTTTTATCTCTCACTTCTTACGGTTGCCCGCAAGTTCAGCATATATCATCATCCCTGTGGGAGTCCGGCGCTCTTGGAAACATTACCGTCCGTTCTGGACTCGTTTCTATGCGTTGAACCTTCACACCATCCCTGGTGTGCTTGGCTGCTGATTGCCCCGATGGGGTTTCCAGCAATTCACCGGATTTTCGTAAGCGCATTACTGCGCCTCAGACCAATGTTACCTAGTCTGCCATTCAAACAGAACATTATCCGCAGATTCGCGGCCACATCCTGTCAGAAATGGAGTCGTGGTAGGCGAAATGTCGTAGATAACATTTGCCAAGTTCTCGCGTACCCCGATGGCACTATGTACCTCACGGGTATTTGAAGGAACAGCCATTATTTAACTCCTAAATGAAATCCTCAAAAATCTTGGCCGCATCTCTAACGTGACCGGTGTTTTTGAGTTGGTTGCGTTTGGTTTTGAGTGCATCTCTTTGCTCTTGCGTTCTGGATGCCCCTTTTCCGGCACGGATCACCTTGGGTTTACCTTTCAGCTTTTTTGCTTTCGGGTTCGCGTTCTGCATCTGGTCGTACAGCATGGCCTTGCGTAAGATCAGAAATGAACGGTGGTCAACAAGAGAGTCGATTTCAGGCTCTTGATAGCCTTGGGTTTGGGCATACGATCTGAGTTCGTTTGCAAGCTGCCTCTGGGAGTCTGTTTCGCCCCATTCCGGTAGAGCAGCGATGAGTTTTGATTTCTCATCCTCTACTACCTTGGCCCACTTCTGTTCGTCTTCAGCCGCTGTCCTTGCCCTGACTTGTTTTGCCTTTGTCTTTAGTTCTTCAGCCTTTTCTTTGGCTTCTTGAAACTCTTGTCGTTTGGTGACGTACTCTAGGGGATCTTCCAAGCGTAACCTGTCCCAATCAATATTAAACTTCGTATTGTCTTGATTTTCGGAAAGGGCTTGCAAGTGCTGGATGTACTGTTGCCTCTCTGCCTGAATCTGTTGGAGTTGAGCGCCATACTGTTGAGTAAGACTCTCCATCTCCTTTCGTTGTTCTGAAAGAGTTTGCGTTTTTTTGGTGTAGTCACTCTGGCGTAAATAGCCTTTCCTGAGTTCGTCAGCAGAGAGTTCCTGTCCATCAACTTCAAATAGGAATTCTGCTTCCTCGTCTTCGGTGACTTCATCCTCAGATTCTTCTTCGGCTTCTAGCTCTTCGCCTTCTTCCTCTGTTTCCTCTGACGCTTCAAACGGGATTTCCGCTTCTGAAGGTTCGACCTCCTCGACTTCCGGGGTTTCTTGCGAGTCCATTAGTCCGAGAATGGCCGTTTGCGCTTCCGCAATCGTGCCTGTGGGTTCTGCTTGAGTGTCCACAATTAGCTCCATGAAAAAGAGGACCGAATGGCCCTCCCCTACATCCTTGTAGGTAGTTTTCTAAAAAAGGATCTTAGAATCTCTTTGTGCTTTAGCCATCTGACCACTTGCGATAAGCGATTCAAAATGGACTTGAAGCCGTGAAAGGATCTTTAATCCTAGCCACAAGGTTTCCCTTGCATCCGTATCCTGGGCTGGTGAGTTTTCCCACCTGTCCAGAAATTCTTGTCGTAGAGTGTTAAACGCTTCTTGAACTAGAGGATCGTCAAGAATCCGTTTAGCATTATCCGCACGTTGTTCTTCGCTCATGCTGTGCGGGATTTCTTCTTCTTTTTCTTCTGTTCTTCCAAGGCGGCGAAATATGCCTCTAAACCTTTCGGGGTGTACTTAAACTTTTTAACCTTATTTCCGACTTTTAGTTTTGGCATTATCCTATTCCTACGGGTCTGTTTTGTACCGCTTCCAGTTGGAGTTCAGCAACTTTAAGAGCGTTATCCTGTTGCATCTTCTGAGCTTCCAGTTGCAGCTTCTGTTGCTTGATCTGTGTCTCCGCTACCTTTACGTCCAGTTCGCCTTTCTTGAGTTGCATCTCGGCTTGAGCCATCTGCTCTCTAGGTCCGGGTTCTTTCTCGGTACGGCTTGGATTGGTCAAGAAGTCATCCACATTCTTAAAGCCCATGTTCTTAATCATCTCCGCGCCCAAGTTGTAGAGATTCTGTTCGTTAATAATGGACAGTCCTCCTTTCATAGCTTGGGCGGCAAACTGCATAAGACTGGAGATGTGCATAAGCTGTTGGTCGCGGTTGCTATGCCCCAACCCAACAGAAACGGTGCAATCCATCTTGTCTCGCCACATATCCGGACGGACAGGAATAAACTCGTTTCTCAGCAAGATCATACGGGCCTTGTCCTGATTCTTCTGGACAAGTTCGTAAATCATCCGCATCAGTTCTTTCACTCCCGTTTCCGCAAAGCAACGTGCAATCAGTTCTACACGCTGTTGCGCTGCGGTCATGGTCTGTGAGACTGCGCTTGCCGTAGTGTGAGAGGTAAGGGTTCCCTCGTTCAGACCTTGGGAGTATTTCGTCATCCCAGAGCGTTCCTCTCGTATGCCGTCTAGGTATTTGAGTGTTTCAAACACATACGGCTGAAGCGGAGGGGTCGGCAAAGGTGTCACCGCGTTGGGGGTTTTTGTTCTGACAATTCCCCCTGGGCGTGATGATAGCAAATCGTCCAGATTCACTTGACCTTCCATGACTGCATAACGCCCGTGGTTCTGCATATACATATTGTCTAGGAGCGATCTTTGCAACGTGCTTTTCTGGAGTTGCAGCGTCATGGTCAGATCGGCCATAGACATCCCGAAGAACTTGTGCGGGATTTTTATGGGGGTCAGCGTGGCGAAAGGTATCCGGTCAACAGGATCTTGGTCGAGAATCACATTCCCGGCGGTAACAACACGCAACAGTTCGGCAATACCATCATCATCTTGGTCGGACTTTAAGTAACTTTCGTAAACCCAGACTTCTTGGAGTGCTTTTTCTACTGTGTCTCGGCCAATCTGGGAGGAATCGTCAAACTCAAACCTTGCGAGCCTTTCAGAAGAGTATTCGTGGTTACTCCCACCTATTTCGTCCTCGTCAAACTCGTAACCCATTTCTCGGAGTTCCGAGAAGGTCTTACGGCTGCGGTGACAGACGAATCGCGCATCTGGAATGCTTTTGGCTTCCCGAGAGATTAAAAACTCTTCCGGCGGGACGTTTTCTATTTTGACCCTTCCTGTTACGACTTTCCGGGTGATAACTACGTCATGCGTAACTTCCAGACCTTCCGTATTTTCGGTATGTTCTAGAACTTCGACATCTTCAGGCGAAATAAGAGCTTCCAATTCCAGATCAGTTAAATCTGTATACGTTTCCCTGTCGTTTTCGTCTGTTTCATCCCACCAGCACTTAACAATGCCATTCTTTTGGAGAAGTGCGTCCGTAAACCACGAATACAGGATCTCAAATCCTGGATTGTCTTTGGTAAAGATATGGTTCACATAGTCGGAAGCCTGTTCCGCTGAAGCAACATCCTCCGGACCTGTAGGATGGAATTCCACAATCCTGTCACCAGAGGCAAACACTCTCATAAGAGAAGGTTTAATCCACTCAACCGTATCTGCAACGGTGGTATCTACGATCTGGGAACGGCCCTCTACCTCGTTACCGAACGGAAGCCCGTAGTAATACTCCATCGCAAGTCTGCGCTGGTCAGAAACTTCATCATCAAAACCGAGAGCTTGCGTTATCTCAGCGTCTATTCTTGCTTTCAGTTCATCCATACGGGGTTTCCATCACAGGGCCAGCGTCAACAATGCCTCCACCTACGATTCCGTAGATCGGATCAACAGACCTTGGTACAAGGCCGTAACCTTCTGGCAATGGTGTAAGTTCAGCAGGGCCAAAATCATCACTGTAGGGAGAGAGTTCATCATAGGTCGAGTAACCTAAACTCTCTAAGTAATTTGTATATTCCGACAGTTGCTCCAAATACTCCGCATATTCTTTGTCGTAAGCCGCTATATCCGTGGCGTACTGACCAGCAGCCTCTTGTGCGACTTCCTCCCAAGTTTTAGTCCAATCATCCGTCACAGGATCGTAATACTTGCCCTCTGTCGGTAGATGAGGGTAACCGTATGAACCTGAAGCAACGTCAAGATCAATCGGAGCATATTTTGGTGTATGTTGAGCGTCGGCCCACCAATCTGCGCCTCCTAAAGCGAGATAATCTCTTGCCGCGTCATCGACAAATATTCCCTGATTAGCAAGCCTTACCTCTCTACCCGCTCCACCATCAGGGTCGGTTAAGAAACCGTAACCACCCTTTTCAAAATTGAATCTTGAAAATTCCGGATCAGCGTCGGCAGAAGGATCAAAGTAATCCAAGAAAGTAGCCGATGTAGGATCTAAGCGCACAGACCTAGGAGGCAAGGAAGACCACGGTTTATGTGGCTCGATTGGAAAAGGAATACTTGCTAAAGCTGGAGGCACATCCCCCGGAGCGTCATATACAGGAGGTTCGGGCGGGGCATCATAATCTGGTGGAGGGTCAAACTGCGGTGGATATTCCGGAGGGATGAAGTCAGATGTTGAACCACCTAGAAGACCAGGCGTGATCGGACGGGGCCAC